TGCCGTTATTATACTATTTTTTAAGTAGTTGAGTAATTTAGTTGGTTTATTGTAAATTTTCGCCTAAACGCTTTTTTTTCGCCTGTACATTTCCTTTAACACCAAGGGTTTCCAGACAGGTAAATCGCCTAAATGCTTTTTTTCGCCTAAACGCCTATAAGAAAAACGCCCGTTGTGGTGACGGGCGCCAGTGATAAGAGTATTTGCAAAATCAAATCACAATCATATGATACCCAAGTTGGGTGCTTTATAAATCCTTAAAAGGCAATCCAAGTAAGCCCGAACTTTGAGTTGTGGGTTTTGTTCCAAGAAGACCAGAAGTAACATCAGAATAATCAATAGTGTTCATTGCTGTGGGATTGCCCATTTCACGCATAAACCTCTTTTGCCCATACCATTGAGTCGCCTGAATATCATTCACACCAAACTTTCCATAACCGTTTTTAGTAACTCGTGTTTGAAACGCTCTATCTCTTGCTCCTGTTGGTGCGTCTCTTAAACCTTTTAATGGTTTGTAAATGTTATTCGCCGCCCTTTCTATTTCTGTGCCGTCTTTCCAGTTCCTTTTGGCGTATGCCTTGGCAATTCTTGTGGCCTCTTTAACTACGGTTTTGTGTTGTGCGTTTGGTCGTCCAAGTAGCTTCTTGAATCTATCAATAGAGGCTTTGGACGGTTGTGTGGTCATCTGTCCTCTATGTTTGTTAAACATCCGAGACCAGTGCATATCCATTGTTAAGTGACTTGGCATCCCCACTAGGTTTGACCAGAATACCCCCAACTTGCTGCCAAAAATAACAGAGTTAGGAAGTATAGCGTCTCTCTCATATCCAGATACCTTATAGCCAGTGCTTGCTTCAATCTCTCTCACTGATCGTGTCTTCTTCATCCACTCAAAAGCCCCACTCAGGCCTTTCTCATTGATAAGGTTTTGAAATAAGTCTAGGTTCTTTTTGAAATTATCAGACCTTGGGGCAAAGGGAATATGTGTGTTTACCTTGTTCGTTTTTTTCCAAGAACTATAAACAGCGTTGGCAAACTCAATATTCAGGCCTAACTCAACACCATTCGATGTGAACGCTGTAAAGGTTGTGTATAAGTCTCTGGCTATCTGATCTGTTTTTAGTTCTGGGAATATTCTGGATAGATCATCTAGTGCTTGTTGAAATTTTACCCCGTACCAACCTAAAGCAGACTTGTCGCCACCTTCAAGCACCGCTACAACATCATCATAAATCCTTGAGGACATAGTGGTTTGTGCTTTGGGCGAGAAGTCGTTTAGTGCTATTGTTCTCCCTTCGCTCAAGGAGAGAGAATCTAGGGCTTCACCTATTTGTCGATTAGTTCTTTTTGAGGGTGGGTTTTCTTTTACGAATCCTTCGGTGACTTTTCTGGCTTTGGCTTGGAGCGCCTGAACGTCGTCAGCGTAGCGCCCCCACGGTTGAGGTAATCCGCTCTCTCCTGCGTCATTAAACGTTCCTGCAATTTTCGCGTATTCTTCTTGTCCTTCGACATAATTAAACCCTCCTGTATATCCATCGTGTACTAATGGGTTGTTTGCGTAATCCACAAATTCAGCCCCTAACGACTCACCTATTTTAACAGATATTGACCTAAACGTATCATGGTCGACCCCTGCATAGTTTGAAATGTGCAACCCATCGTCTGCTGATATTAGTGCAAGCTCTAGGCCTGCATCATCTACTATCTTTTGCGCTGTAAGCATTTCATCATTAGTAAGAATGCGACCCACACTTATATCAGCCAAGTTCGACTCAGCTATGTTTTTAGGTGGAACCATATAGTGCGCTGTCACAGCGTCTTGGTCTGTAATAAACCCTAGCATTGCAGACGCTTGTTTTATCTTTTGTTGATACTCAGGAGTTACCTTGCCGTCAGCGCCCAACTCTAACGCGTATTTTGTCTGTCGTGAAACGCCAACATTCCCTTGATAACTTGACGGAGCGTTGATGGCGCTTATTTTTTTCATGCCAACAGCGTCTTCAATAAAGGTGCCAACAACCTCATTAATCAGTATTTGGTGTTGATCTTGTAATTCAATATCCATCTGGGAAATGATCCGACCATTTAGCAAGCCAGTAGATGGTAACGACTCTGAGGACATTTGTACTGTTTGGTTAAGCAAACCCATCTCTAAAGGTGGGCGCTCTTTCCCAAGTAATCCATAATTATAATCGTTTTTAATTGTGAAGCTGTCGCGCCTTATTATTGCGTCAGGGTCAAGCACACTTTTAGGTAGGTTGTCTAACCGTTCCAGCGCAGTCATATTAGTTCTATCTTGAGCTTCAAAGGATGCCTGTTCGCCTTGAACCTTAAAGTAATTCTCGTCAGCCAAGTCACTTAGGTATGGCTCTCTTTTATAGGCATCTGGCAGTTTTTCCATAATCTGGCTCATAAGGCCTTTGTCCTGCTCAATATACTGCATCTCGACCCTTGGTGAGCTTCCAGATGGCAAGGAACTTCTGGTTTGTACAGCGTGATTAATCTCGTGGATTAGCCTTTGTCTGTACAGTTGGTGTGGAATTTCTGGTTTTTCAGCAGGAACTTGAACCCATTCACCGTCTATTTTTTTATTCTCATAAGCACTATCAAAATCAGGCCGCATATTAATAGCCGACTCTTCAACCGTTCTTGCTGGCGTGTAATATCCAAACATATTGCTTTTATGCAGACTGACATCAAAAGGTTTTATCGGTAAATACTGTAACTCTGGATAAGCCTCGAACAATTCAGGATGATGAATCACATCTTTTAGAAACAATTCCGTATCTATTCCTTTATTAAGGTGCTGAATGTCCTTAATTCTCATTCCTGAGTCGTTAATCTCCCATATCCAATCACCTGCTTGGTTTTGAGTAAAGCCAGTCTCTTTCCATATGGCTTTTTTAGTCATATTTGTTTCGGATAGTTTTTTGGCTGTTATTAGTTTCCCACCCAAACCAGAGGCGCGATCAGCACCTGCGAATATCCCCAACCTGCCGCCCTCTTTAATCATCCCCACCGAAGACGCTTCAATCAACTTATCAGAAACACGCTCTACAGCTTGGCCCATCTCCATGCCTGTCATCTTAGACAGCGTTCTAGCCGCTGCAAGTTTCGTTAGCAATCCTGCGGCAAACAAATCGATGATGACTTCCACTGGCTGCTCTGCCAATGCTTTTTTAAATCCCTCTAAAGAGCCGTACCTGTCTGCGTACATCGCACCCAACTGTGAGGCCATTTGCTTTGACTCTTCATTCCAATCACCACCCACCGAGTGTTGAGCAATGCCAGATACTAGGCTTGCTATTGCATCTGCTGTCTCCATTGGGCTTAAAGACGCATCTACAAGGCCTTTTATTACTACTGCTACGCCTGTATCAATATTACTAAATAATGATGGTGCAACGCCTTTTGTCTTGTCATAATCAACAATATCTTGTGAGGCTGTGTCTGATAGGGTGTTATACCAATTACCCATCATATGGCCTACTGTACCCCTAACCAATTCTTCAGCACCACCAGCAACAGATGCCTTTAATCCATCCCACATATCCATAAGGCCTAATCCTTCTGTTAATGTTGTTGGTTGTGGTTTTTCTTGGGCAAACATCAATAACCCCTCTTCAGGAGTCCTTGGAATATCCCCCATAACGCCACCAGTGTGATATTTATGTAAACTCATACAATCCCCTTAATTCCTCGTTTTAAAGGCTTGCCCCACGATTCGCCCATCGGACGGTAGCCAATTGCGAGGTAACGAAAACTATCTGCTGAATGACAAGCCCAGTTGTGTCTTGGATGCGAACGCCAAGTTTTTCCGTTCTCGTCATAATCTCTTTGATAGTTTATCAGGGCATCTATGCCTTTTTCGCACTTTTTCGCGTCAAACCAACAACGAGCCAACAACGATCTCACGGATTGAATACCGTCATCTATTCTTAGCGATGGCGCAATGTCGATGTTCTTAATGCCTAAACTATCGAGTGTTTCCAGTCTTGACTTGCCTGAACCTAATTCTCTTACCCTAACATCGTGCGGTAAGATGTGTTGGTCATACACATAACCCTTATCTTGAAGAACCTTAACGTAGTGATCTAATCCAACACCTGCTGCCTCATAATAGTCAATCAGCCTGATTTCGGCACCCACAAATTGTGCAAACCAGATAGCTGTTGAATCGCCAATACCCAAGTCCCATGAAGTGACCACACTTAACGCAGGATCGTAATTAACCTTACCAATTCGGCCATCTTCTTTGGCCTTACGCATTTCGGTTGTGTAGTAAGAGCCTTCGGAGAATATTAAGAATCCACCCTCCCATATGTGTTCGTACATATCTGGGCGTTGCTCTTTATCCTCAAGCCTTGTTTGTTCGAGTACGTCAGGAAACCAAGGATTGTCAGTGTAATTCAGAGAAACTATCTTTGAGTTCTTTGGCGGATTAACCCTAAATCGCTCGTGTGTTGCGGAATATTTTGACTCTGGGTTCCACGTCAACCACAATTCCGAATTTTCTTCCCTAATCGATGGGATCAACACATCAAAAGCCCTCGAAGACAACGCCTCTGCTTCATCAATCCAAGCAAGCAATATTCGAGCCTTTGATTTAATAGCATCTAGTGATCTTCTCAATCCTGCAAATGTGTAATGAATTCGGCCATCTTTAGAGCGTATGTACTTTTCGCCCACCTCATAATAATCATTTAGCCAATCGATTGAGCGTATGACTGTCTTTATTTCTTCGAG